TTCTCCGCAAATCGGCTTTGGTGTAAGTTTTGTCACCATCCTTTAGAACATACTCATTTCCGTCATCGTCATATTGGGTCTCGTTTTCCATCCCATCCTCTGCCCACTCGACAAGAGTGTTTAGATTCTCGACTTCCTTTATGAGTGCCTGCTCATCAGCAACATTGTGCAGAGCATTGTCTTTGAGGAACTCAGGAGTTTCGCTAGTTTGCGTTTGCTGTGCCTGCTCCGCTTGCGCTTGCAGTTCAGCGTTTTCCGCAAGTAGTGCTTTCTTCTGAGCGGTAAGTCTACCAAACCGTTTAACCGCAGATGCGTTCAGCGATTTTGCGAGTTCGCGACTTTCCTCTTCGGACAAGTTGTCCAGGTCGATTCCGTATTTTTGTAAAAGAACATTTTCCGAAGGTTGTGGGGGCGGCGATGAATCATCCTCCGTTTCCACATCTTCAGCAGACTGTGTATCCTCAGCGACTTCCGTAGGCTCCGCAGTTTCTTCAGCGGGTTCGTCCGTCTCCTCGGTGCTTGCTTCAGGTTCCGCATCTTGGGTTTGTTTGTTTCTCAATAATTGATCAGCAAACTCTGCCATTGATACATTGCCATCCACGGGCGTTTGTGTGTTCACGGAATTTTCAGAGGACTCCGAGATAACCTCTTCGGTTAATGTTTCCATAGTTATTCAAGGCTGTAGCCTAGTGTAGCAAAATGTAGTATATTGTCTTGACAATGGCAATAAAAAACCCCCTGCGCCACCCCTAGACGCAGAGGGCAAGTCACTCCTTGGGATGAGCTAAAGTTTGTAAAATGTATCCAACTCCTCGTCTATCGCTTCGAGTTTTCCCGTGATGTAAAAGTGTCTGTTTGTGTCTGCAATGATCTCCGGAGTCTGCAACGCCCGGATAGTTTCTTCACGCATACTTTCACGCATTGCAATATATTGTCTGAAGTTAGGGTCGTTCTTGAGAGCGGACAGCGCTCTAATCGTGTCTTCATGGTTGAGTTCGTGATTTGTTTTGCTCATTTAAAGTTTTCGTAAATCAGATTCAGGACTACAAACATAGTGTCCAGGATTACATCTCGCTCGATGAAGAACATCGTGAGCAGTACGATCCAATAGATTTCCTTCTGCAAATGAGACATCTTCTCATCTCTTCTTACCTTTGTGCAGACCGTGCTTGGCGTATTGCTTACCTTTGCTAGTTGCGGCTCTCTTCTTTTTGTTTGCCGCCGCAAGTTTTGCTCTACCCGCTTTTGAGCTTTTTAGCTTCTTAATTGTTTTGGCGGGTGCATAGACCTCGCCTGTCTCGGATGACTTCTTACCTGATGCGGTGCGCCACTTCTGTTTTGTCCATCGCTTGAGGGACTTCTGTGACTTCCTGAGTGGCATTAGCGGTATCCTCCGCCTTTCGCCTTGTATTCTTTTGCGAGCATTTGTGCTTTGCGCGCTGACCATTGGCCCGCTCTACCGCCCTTTGATCCACGCTTGATCTTCTCAAATAACCTCTTACGCATGGTGGGCTTTGTGTAGTTGCCCGCCTCGTTCACGCGGGACTTCGTCTTTTTCTTCGCAGGCATCTAGCAGTTCCACATTTTTCGTGACCAATAATTAGCACTTAATTTAGTACTCTTCCCTTTGATGCCACCACTCCTTGCACAATAACTCTTTTTACGAGCAGGGTTATTTTTCTTAATACTAAGATTAGCATCTCCGAAACGGATGGTTTTTTTCTTACCGCCCTCAGATGCTAAGACTACAAACTTCTTCTTGCCGTACCCTGGCTCGCCTTTGCGGATTCGTCTTGGCGAATTTACTTTAGTTGGTCTACCGCTTGCCACGCTTTTTGACCATCTTCTTTCCGGTCTTCTTCGCATAAGCTTTAGCCGCCGCTTTACCCTTTGTGCCGTAACCGAATTTTTTCTTACCTACCATTGGCATAATATATGTCCCTTTCTATGCCGCTTCTGTCTGAGCGGTTTGTCCGAATTGCGTTGGAGCCGCACCGAGTCTGCCGATCTGAGCATTTTGCTTCTGTGTGATCTGCATCTGACGCTGTTGCATGTAGTTCTGAATACGCTCCTGCAATGCCGGATCTTGTTGTGCCTTCTGTTGAATATCAGGCTGTGATAACCATTGTTGAAATACTTGCATCTTCATTTCATGGGCATCCTGTGGACGGACATTCGGAGGTACTCCTGCCACTAACTCCGCTATTGTCTGTCTTTCCTCATCAACCGCTTTCTGAGATGCAGTCTCTTTGGGTATGATGATTTTCTCGGATGCACCAGGCATGATCTGTCCTACTGCAAGTTGTAAAAGTTTCTCAGTATCAAGCGTGCCTGATCTATCGAGTGCAGGAGCAAGCTCGGCAATCGCTTTCACGCGCTCAAGCATTTGCTTTGGATCTTGTGTCGCCACATCGAACTGTAAGTAAAAATCGAATCTCTCTCCGGGTCTTCCTTTGCTGAACTTCTGTACATCCTGCATACCGGTAACGCGGAAAAACTCAGCATCGGGACCATACTGCTGATAGAGCGTCCATACTTGCTCAAGCACATATTTAAGATGCGTAAATACTTTATTAATTACCGCCTGCTGTTTATTCTGCGATTCCACTTGGTCAACGCCTGGGGCGAAGTTTCCAAAGTATTTATCGAACATCTCCTGAATGTATCTGCGGACTTCCACATTACCGCCATCAAAGCGTGGTGTGTCTGCCCAACGAATCTCGCCAGGTGTGCGATACGGGACACGGACCCCCGGTCCCCATTTTGTGGGGGGCCTTCCGAGAGGATGTTCCAAAGGTGGTAAAGTTGCCAATGACTGACGGTCAATCATCGAGTCAGTCTCAATCTTCATTACCTGCTGTAACGGTTCACCGAGTTCAGGTATTGAGCGGGAAGAGTAAAGTCTTTTGCTAGTTTGCTCGTACTTGGTAATTACGAACGGATACTTGCCATGTGCATAATCTAGCAACTCATGCTTGGCATAAAGGTCAGGCACATCGGGATGCATGATCGTGCAGTAGATGCCGGGTATATCATCCTCATCGAGCAATCTTTGATAACAGTACACTATTCTAATAGTCTCATCATCATCGCGGATCACTTCGTCCATTTGACGGACATTGTACAAGGTATCATCTCTTTGCGTATGCTGAGATAACTCCATCGCTTTTTCCACAAACTCCTCATCCCAACTTTCTGATGCAATTTTTGCACGCAATTGTTCGGGGGTCATATGTAACACATGAAATACATATGGTGCCTCCTGCGGATCAATTGTGTAGTTAGGCCAAAACACATCCTCATCAGGGGCAAGGGCTTTGAGGCGTGGTCGATTTACGACTTGGCGGGTGACGGGAACTGTGGTTGTACCCTCCTTGCGAAGTTCGCGAAGCATAGCTTTCGCTTTCGACTTGGATACATTAAATTGGTCTTTTAACGCGGCGGATAATTCCTCATCCATGCTTCCATCCTGAATCGCTTGTGCGATCTGTGGAAGTGCCTGTGCTATCTCATCCAGGCGGATAGTCTGCTGTTGTTTTAAGTCTTGGGAATCGTACCACACATAATGGCACATAAGCCCTTTCTCAAAGAAGTGATTAAGACCAAGCTCCAACTGATCGTAGAACTCTTCCATCTTGGTATTGATTAACCAACGAAGGAACATCGATATCACATTAGCACGCTCGATGTCTCCGGATTCAACAGGAGTGGCGACTATATGTGCCTGTCTTACCGCATTCATAACCATCGCAACACACTTGTTGATCTGATTATCCACCATGCGGATCTCTTGGTCACTCGCTCCATCCCACGGAAATACATCTCCTGTGGAGCTAAGATTGGAATGCTTCTTGAAATCGTCAGACTTACCTGACCACATGCAGTTCCTTACATCATAATCCCGCTGTCTGCGGTCTAACCACTCGCCTAAGTCTGCTTGTGTACGGCGATAAGTTTCCGCAAGATAATTTATGTCAGGCTCTTTACTGACATATAAAAGTTCGGGATCGGCGGCAGACTGCATATGCGTAGCATAATGTAGCGTTTTGTAGTTGACTTGGCAAGGTTAATACCCACCACCACCTGTACACATCAAGCTATTGTGACTAATATGATCGGCTCCGCTAATCATTAGGTACCTGATACAATCTACGAAATCTTTAAAATGCTCCTGTCTCGAACTGCCCGTATATTCGAGCATCGAGGATATCAGATTCTCGCACCTGTCAGACACAAAGAGTTTGGGTCTGTTCTTATCCGTCATTGGCTCAGTATCATCCCACGCCAGGGCATCGTTGATCTTCGCAATACCCGCCTCCACTTCCACGCCCGGAGCGGGTCGCATGACAAAGTCAAGATTCGCCATCGTGTTAATTATATTACTCTCGCCCTCCTTCTCCCTGACGGTGGCGGCTCCCATGCGGGGGTCAACGATTCGCTCGAATATATCCTCGCCTTCCTCCAATGCCTCGAAGTGATCGCGGTAATCTACATATCCCCAACCGAGGGGCCTTTGGGCAGGGCCGGGCTTTCCCACGCTCTTACCTACGGCATTAACATGCGGCAATGCCCATTGGCCACTCGCTAAATCAGGGAACTCACGATAAACATAGATTGATCCGTCCTGCATCACACCCGCCCATATCGCCACCCAAGGTTTACTTCCGCCAGGATCGCATACAAAGTAGCGGGTGGCACGCACCGTAGGGTCGGCGATGAAGGGGATTCGTTCATGGGGGACGACATTAGTCTCGCGGTTGAACTTAGGGAATCTCCCCTCCATCGCCTTGCTAGGGATGCCGTATAGGCGAGCGAGTTTTACCTCTTGTGGTTGCTTGGAGTAGGTGCGGATCAGTTCGCTGTAGTCAACAAACGGGGACATCTCGGACCAAAAATAATAAATTCTACAATCAGGCCAATTGGTGGATATCTGCTCTACCGGTAGCTCACGCCCCATCAATTCGCTGTATCGCGACTCCACAGTCTCCGCTCCTTTCAACAGACTATTAATCAATGGGGTCCACCCCTGCAATGTGGTGAAGGTTAACAGCACCCGTCCGTGGTAATCCACCGTTCTACCTCCTACCAATGTTTCAAAGATACTCTCAGGTGCCTCCTCATCCATATGGATACAATGTGCTGACCATCCCTCGAATATCTGCGGATCTGCCTGATACTGCCTGTAGTTATTAAAAGATATTGTACTCCCCCGTTCCGCACCTGGCGTGGTTGGCGGTAGGATCGCCTTGGCGGAGTTGAATCCATTCTTCTGTGTGTACTGTAAGGAATGGTTCTCGCTCTTCTTCTTTGCCCGTTTGTACCTCATGGGAAGTGCTTCCCATATGTACCTTTGCGAGTCTGCAATACTTCGCTCCTCCGATACATGCAAAGAACGAATCTCTGCTTCCGGAATAGTCTGTGCCAAATGCACAAGCAGACGGGAAGCTAGAGTTGTTTTGGACGAACGATTACCGCCGAGGACCACATGAATCTTCGTATCCTTCCAATTATCCATCACCCGTCTCCACCCCGGAAGAGTCCAACCCCATTGGATTGGATCTTCCTTCTCCGACTCCGGTTGGTCCAAAATCAAACGGGACAAGGTTTCCGCGCGCTCCTGCGGTAAGGCATCGATCTCCTCACTTGATAATGCACACGCAAGCTCGCCCTTCTCATACTTTAAATCATTTATCCAGGGGATACCAAAGTGAGCATCTACCTCATCTGCGTAGGTTATCTTAGGCATACCCCTCCACTATCGTGCAATCCTTTGGGTCTATACGGAAGATTGGTTCTATATCCTGGGGATCGCGGGTTGCTCGCGTCCTGCCTCCTAGTTCAAACTTATAATCCTTACTGAAATCCCATGTGTGAAAACATAATACATCCTTGCATCTGAAAATCAGAGTAAACTTCTTACCGCTTGTCTCGTATAACTGCTTTGCCGCCTCGATCTTCTTGTAGCTAATCATAAACGGGAACTGCCCATAATTAATATTTAAACACTTTAACTCCGCCCATCCGTAGTGGTCACCCTTCTCAATCAGGAAATCCACCTTGTACTTAATCGGATTAAGCTTATGGAACACACAATCCCATACCTTGCTCAGAAATCCACATACCTCCTTCTCATTATCGAGGTCTGCCTGTGTCTCGTACTTGGGTCTCATGCCCTCGCCTGTATCTCCATACCCACCACTATCGCTTCTTTGAGCGTTTTGACCGGGATTTGCGCTTCTCCGACACAGAAGCCTTCCGTATCCGTTCCAATGTTTCTTGGTCGAATTTCAATGGTTGGGGACCCAGGCTTTTCAAGTCGGGTCGTGGTAAGTTTTGTACGGATAGTGGTATTGCTCGCCCATACTTTTTCCAAAAAATCGGATTCCATCCCGGTGGTACTTTCACTTTGCATGACTCGCCTTTGCCTCGATTACTTCGCTAAATAAATCACAGCATCTCTTCTTTAGTTCCGCATTCTCCCTCTCCAACTGCTCCACCTTCTTCTTCAGTTCGAGATTATCCTCGGATAAACGACCCACCCATTGAGGCCAACTCTCCATCTTCTCCCCCGTTGGTTTATACACATTCATTCCGCTTTAAACTCAATTATGTCCTCATCCAACCACTCCTCGATTGCCTTTACTGCTGACCCTGTAAGTTCCTCGACATCAAGGTCTGATTCTTCAAACCATCGATTCAAGTCTGCTTTAATAACTCTTTTAAATTGTTCTTTTTCTTCTTCTTTGCTCATTTTTAAAATCTAATTCCGTTTTAGCCTTGGGCATCTTGCGCTGAATATCCGTCCTCCAGGTATTGGGCGGACAATCGGGATCTCGCTCACCCTCGCGGTAGCGTAACTCGCAATTCGACCAAAAATACCGCCATCCACGATTGACCTCCTCCGAACTAAGGAGGGTGCCAAATAAATAATCCATGTCATCCATCGCATAAATGCAGAGCAATCCTTCCCCGCCGAGTGTCGCGGAGGTATCCTTGTTTTCCTAGCGCCGTTAAGCCCACAGGAAGGACTGCTCTTAAATTCATTTTACAATCTCCCACATATCCCTATCCAAATGCCT